TCGATGTCGTTGTCAGTGACGGGCAAGATAGCCCCGTCGATAAGACGGAGTTGTTCTACTGCTGCGCTGCTAACATTGATGAAAAGACTAATCCGATTGTTCGCACTATCGACAACAACTTTGTTGCGAGAATTGGTGTCAGAAATCAGCGGGACATATGCGCCTTCGGTGGAAGTGCCGTCATGCTTGTGACCGGTTGCAACAACGAAAGCATCGCGAAGAGTATTAAACTCGTCGTTAAGGGGTGTGGCGCGAACAACTGCTGTTGGGACAATGCTCGCTGCCGATTGACGGGAATATCCTGCCACAATTATCTCCTGTCGTTGTATGAGAAGTTCATCACTAAGCCTTGAATATTGTGGCTTAGATTGGTGTCATTGGTGACGTATGTGAATGAGACAGAGAATCCAGAGCCTGAAATGTTAGTCTTTACCACTGGCGATGGATTGCCGTCGTATACGGCAACGCTGTCGTAGATGGCTGTGTTGTAGAACGCAGCAGCATATTGTGTCGTTATATCATAGTCTGCCGGATTAAAAACATTTTGGCTATCATCAAAGTCATAAGACACCGCAAACGCAATGTTGACAGCACCGTCTGCTCGTAAGAATGTCGTAACGTTGTAGAAGTTCTTACGAATTGTTGGGTCTTCAAAATAGTAGTATGGTGTCTGATAAATGCTTAATATTGGACGGGTATCAAAATTACTACCGACTTCTTGCTTATACACTTTACCGGTAACATCTCCGTGTAAAAGTATTTCTTCAGTACCTAATAGACCACTAGCAGCAGCAGTTGCCGTCATATCAAACAACTGACCAAATTCCATACCGATGCCTTGATCGGTACGACGCAATCCCGCTAAGATACCAAAGACGCCATCGGTGGTAGAAAGAAACCTAAACTGAGACTTCTTATTATATACAACACTATTGAATTTTTCTACATCAAGATTGGATTCGACAATTTCATCAATCAACGAATTCACTGTAGCTTGAATTTGCTTAGACAAGTTTTCAAGTTCAACGTCGCCAATTCGAGCCGTACCAGCAATGGGGCGGAAACCGTCGTAGCTCAAGAATACTAGATTACCTGCAAATTCAACAACACTATCGGGCACAATACAGCCGAGGTTGTTCGTCACCTCTTGCACATTGAAGTCGGCAATGCTTGTACCAACAAGACGTTTAATTGCATTCTTGCCGAAGATGTAGAGCACATCGCGGAAAGACTTAATCTGCACAATCGGAAAGCCAACGTTGATTACGCCTGCACCTGCGGCAGGAGTAAAGTTGGTTTCAGCGGTTGGTGCAGAAAAATACAGATTGTACGGAGCGCTGCTGTCGCCTGCCAAGAACAAATGATTGGCAAACTGCGTTACATACTTCGGAGCAGCCGGTGCCGTTGATGCTGTAATTTGTGTATAAGTGGTGCCGTCATAAACCGCAGCAGGATTGATACCGTCAACCAATACCATTTTATTGACGCCCCATGTGAGATTTTCAAACCTCACTTTTTTGACACCCACCATAGTGATAGTGCCGGGAGTGGTGACAGCAACCCATGCGCTTGTACCGGTATTCCAGCGATAGAAATAATCTGTTCCAGAGGATGGCTTACGGCATGCAAAAATGCCGTTATTAACACCATCAACAATATTAATACCTAATACGCCACCTTCCCCCGGAACGGTGCCGTAGTTGTTTGCGTATCCACTAATGCGCCTATATCCGCCCGAGGTGGACGGCTCATAGTTGATAAGCTGCAAAGCGCTACCGGGATAGCGCTCAGCTTGTGTCAGCAAGTCTTTATTGGTGTCAAGACCACCAAGACAGCTAACTTTTGCAGCTTGAATACGATCAGCCATTTAACACCCGTGCAGACACCGCAGGCTTCAAAATCATTGTCGAGGTCATAGACACCGGATCATCAATGAGAATGCGTCGCATGGTACGGATACCATTATCAAACTTTTCACGATGAATGGCAGCACTTTGTTCGTTGCTGCGGAACATCATCAGATACATCATTCCACCATCCATGATGGTACCTTTGAATCGATCTGGAATAATGCAGACGTCGCTAAATAGTGACATCTCAGCAGGAAATGTCCAATATTTATATTCGATGACATAGTCTTTGTCAGGCGGAGGCGTCAAACCAAACTTGCTCTCTTGCGTCATATAAACGCGACGGGGTGCTTCACGAGCGGCAGTGCCACCCGCTTCATCGCGACCACGATAGTGTCGAAGAAACTCGACATAAGGCATTTGCTCTAGCTTCTGAGGCGTGTTTGTTTGATCAACATGTTGACGAATATAAAAACTATCCCAGTCTACACTAGACAAGTCAGCGGGAAAGCTGTATTCGGCAGTGCCTGCCACTGTCGTCACCGTGCCGGTTGCAAGCGTGAAAGGCCATTCTTGTGCTACATGCAAAATTTCACGCACAGAGGCGTTAATAGCATCCTTTGCCAAAGCTTGAATGTTTCGCGCTGTACCAAAAGTATTGGAATCCATCTCCACTTCGTTGAGACGGCGCAAAAGCTCGTTGGTGAGTGAGAGAAAGGTTGCCATAAGTATTCCTAGTTATACAACAGAAAAAGGCTCCGTAGAGCCTTTTCCATTTTGCTTACGTCTTCCCAGACTTAGGCAAGCGTGTCACGGTCTACGGAGCCGGGAGCAGCCCAGTCCTTGTTGACATCGACAACAAGGGCGAACACGCGACCACTAATCGCACCGGGCGAGCCGGAGATCGTGGTGACAACGTCGATGGTGTCAGCAGCAGCCACCAGACCCGCCGTGGTGCCAACCTTGATGGTGTTAGCAGCGGTGTTGTCAAAATCCAGATCATTAGCGAAGGTGGTAGTACCATCGGTAATATCCAGAGTATAGGTGGTGATGTTGGGCACAGTGGTGTAGTTTTCAAAACCAACCGCCAGCACCAAAGTGCCAGCACCCACGGAGATACCTACAGCGGTGCCGGAAGTAGCGGCAAGCGTCACTTCCTTTTCCACGATGTAGGCTTTGTTACGAAGAGATTGAACAGCAGCCATTATTTTTTCCTTTTAAAAGGAGGGGGACAAAGCCCCCTCTTTAACATTAAGCGACGTTGTACTTGGCCCGCACGATGGCTTCCGGCCTCAGAAGCTTACGGCCGTAGACATGCATGCCACGAACGATGTCAGCGAAGCTGTCGGGATCACGATAGGTTTCGGTCTTCGTGATAGTCTCAGCGGTAGCCACAGCCGACTCGTGACCGGCAACGATGATGCCATAGTTGTCGTTCTGGTTGGCGGTGCCAGCGGTGCCGGGACCGGTGCCGATAGCGGGCAGGTTGTTCGACACGAACACCTTGAAGCCATGCAGGTTGCTCAGCACCAGACCGTTTTGCAGACCAGAGCCACCGAAGTCGCTGTTCAGCAGACGGCTGTCTTCGTCCTTCAGCATTTCCACGAAGATCGGGTCAACCACGAGGAAACGACCTTGTGAGTCCACGTTTTGTTGATCCAACAGACGAGCCATACGCGAAATGATCATCAGCGGAGACACACGATCCGTCGGCAGCGAGGTCGTTCCCGGCAGACGCGGGGTCACCGGAATCGAATGCTCACCGGCAGAAGCCGTGGTGATGTTGGCAAACGAACCCTTGCGCAGCTTCATGGAAGCCAGCAGTTCGTCGTTGTCAGCAGTCGAAACAGCCTTGGTGCCAGAAGCGGTAGTACGAGCCACGGTGGCGTTGGCACCCAGAGCAGCTTGTTGGAAGCCGGTCATGTAGCCAAGCACGTCTTGGTCGTAGTTGTCCTTCAGGCGATAGGCAGCGCGATCAGAAGCCAGAGACATCCAGTTCACATGCGACTGCGAAGATTCGATGTCGTCCACCTTGAAAGCGAAGTAGGCCGACTTGTCAACTACCAGCGTGAAGTCGCTGTCGTCGAGGTCTTGAGCCGTAACTTGCGTGCCACGGGCATAGTTCTTGACGGCGATTTCGGGTTCCTTGATGATCTTAACAGAGTCACCAACGTTGGCGATTTCACCAAAATAGTCGTTGTTGGTGATAGCTTCAGCAACAGACGACTTACGGAAAGCAAGTTGAACTTGCTTGGAATAGATAACCGGGGACCAGTTACCGTTAGGAAGGTTGCCCCAACCGGGAGCAGAAGCGAATGCCATTTGAGTATTCTCCTATATTAGCATTTACTATCTGTCTGCGTCTTATTCGGGCCTTGCTAGGGATAGGTGGTCAATGCTAATCGCTCTAGAGTTCGATTAGGATTGACGGCTACCCGCTTGGGTATTCGACAAAACTTATTGACAGGAACAAAAAAGGGCGTCACTATTTCTAGCAACGCCCCCGTTAGAACAGACTTCTTTATGTTTGTCAAGCGTTAGCGAGCATTTCCAGTGATGTCGTAAACAAATTTGCCTGAACGCATTGCTTTTACAATATCTTCTTGCTTAGCCTCGTACTCTTGCGTAGACATTTTCTGCACTTGGCTTTCGTAGAAAACGCCTTCCTGATCTGCCGTAGCACTTGGAGCAGATCGTCCTTTAGTATTTACGGCTTGCGCAGCAGCGCGGCTATCATCTTGTCTTGACTTCTTTCCTGACAATCCTTTGTCTGCTTTGTAGAGGTCGATGGCGCGAGCAGCCGAGCGATAGTCGGTGTCGTTTTCATAGAGGGCATCTTGCACCCATTTTGGCTGCTCTTCTGCCCAGTCATGGAAATCATCGTCATCTTCAATTTTATCAAAATCAGGATGAACCTTCAAAAGCTCGACTCGGGCCTTTTGCCGAGCGGTTTCGCGCTCAGTTTCATCGACCTGCTTCATCCGCTCTTCAAGAGTCTTCTGCGTTTCCTTAGCCTTCTTTAGTGCAATAGATTCTACAATACGATAGACATCGGGATACTGCTTTGCCCACGCATCAATATCTTCGTCGCGTGCCGGAAGCTTCATCTGCTTCTCGGTTGATTGTTCGACCAGTTTTTTTAGGTCGTCGATTTCTTTTCGAAGATCAGTTTCAACTTTTTGCGAATGACGTCGTAAATCTCCATAGCGCTTTTTAAAAGTTTTTTCTTCAGCGCTAAGATTGCTATCATTATCTTCATCTTCACTCCTCTTCTCTTTTTCTTCGGAAGCTTGAGTTTGATCCGCTTTTAGCTTTTCAAGCTCTTCTTCTTCTTTTTTAATTCGGTCTTCGTTTGCGTTACGACGCATTGAAAATGGAGCGACACGGGTTTGTGTCGGAATCACTACTTCAGCCATTTGGTTTCCTTTCTTTGGGGCTATTTGTGGCCGCTACTGCGGGGAAATAGGTTGCCTATACCTATGACTCTATTATATCAGTTTTGTCGCTGTTCGTCCGTTTCAAATCGCTCTAGAAGACGACTAGCTCCGGCAAGCGTAAACGCATCGGGAATGTCGGTGAAGAATTTCTCATCACCCTTTTTGGTATATCGCATCCAATCTGGGGTAGTCGTGAGCGGAGATGTTGGTGTCTTAGGAGATGTATCGCCCATCGTTGCCCAATCAAAGCCAATGCTAGTTGAAAGCTGATTTAGGTCTTCGTAATTCAGCGGATTAAAACTACCATCGCCATTATATAGACTACCTTCATCACCTAAGCCGGTAGCAGCATTGGTTGGAATAGTTTGTCCTGTTCGAGTTTGATAGTCAGAAATGGCTTTGGAAACAGCATCTCCAATATTTGCTCCACGTAAAACAGCATTTACAGCCTCTTGTGAAGCATCTTGTATTCCTCGAAGAATTGCATCATATTCTTCTGAAGAACTTGCTCTAATATCATATGATCCATCTGCTGTCTCATATTTTAATGAATTAAATATTGTTTCAGCAACAGCCCTACCAGCATCTTCTGCACGACCACCCGTACCAGTTGCACCGGCAGACGCAGCAGTAGTGGTGTCACCCCTGTCGCGAAGTTGATCGATTTGAGACGCGGCAGCGGCTACTCCACCCGGCGCATTGATGTCAATGCCACCTGCCTTTGCGGCGGCTTCTTGATTGGCGCGGGCAAAATATTTGTTAACGGCATCAAGTCCATATTTGTTAACGGCAGCGCGAAATCCCAACGTCAAAATACCGGGAACACCCATTGCCGCAGCAAGCGTTGACAATGCTGCGCTACCAAGATTCACTTGCCATTTTGATGCGTTACTTTGCCACAAGTCTTCCAAGACAAGCTCATTTGCTTTTCCACTACCGCCAACATCATAAATCAAATCAGAACGACCAAAGTCAGAGATTTTGTCACCAGTATATGTACCCGCTACACTGACACTGCTGCCCGCTCCCGCCTTAGTGGAATCGGCAGTAGTTGTGCCAGTTTTTCCTTGAGCATCAAGGTTGGGAGTGATAGAGCCGGTAGCGGTGACAATTCCGGTGGTGGTCAAGCCTTTACCAAAATCCTTCAAATCAGAACTGGAAGCTGGAGTCGTAGGAATTGTCTTTTTTCCATCTCCACCAGTAATGCCACCTGTTGGCGCTCCAGTTTGAACAGCGCCGTTAGGCATTGGCTTCATCGGCTTGCCATTAATAAATGGCATATAGAAAGTTTTACCTTCAGCGTCGTTAAAATAACGAATGTCGAGGGCGGGGTTCTTTGGTGCCTTAGTCAAATCGTAGTAGCTAGGATTGACGAAACCACCAGTGTTGAAAGCCATTTCCGTTTGGTCATTGGATTCTTCGCGACCAATTTCATCCATGATGTCATCGATTTCGCTTTCGAATTCATCTTCGTTTTCATAGGTGTCATTGGCTTCTTCACCAACTTCTTCGGCATTGCCCATCTGACCAATGTCATTCATGCGCGACAAGCCTTTCTTGGCTTCATCACGCATCTTCATCAGGCGCTCAAGCCCAATGAAACGAACGACATCTGCCGGGAAGACAAACTCACCCGGTGACAACTTAGCGTCAACATCATCCCTCACTTCTTCAGCAAGACTGCCGGTAGGCACGTCATTACCACTGACAGGATCGACATCTTTACCGTCATCCATCATGCCGCCTTCGGCAAACAACTTCTTTTTGTTAGTAGTGATGGCACCAACGCCAACCTTGCTACTGCGTTTCTTTCCGAAGCCCATTGATTTCGTCCTTCAGTTTTGTGAGCGCTTTCAGCGCCATCATGGCACCCTGCGCTCTATATAGCTCTGTAACTTCTGACGCTTGCTCAAGTTTTCGCTGATGGTTATCCATGTGCGCATTGAGCATTTCCATAAACGCTTCCCATTGATGGTATTGCGTCAGAGTACCGAGTTTTGCGAGATATTGCTTTTCTTTCATTGCATCGGGGGTCGTTGTTGCGGAGGTGCAGCGCTAAAGCCTTGCTCACCCGGAACAGGAGCGCTGCCAACACCGATATTACCACCACCACCACCGCTTGTGTCAGACACCGGCAAAGGCTGCTCGCCACCCGGCGCAGCACCCGGCATAGCCGGAGCAGCAGGCGGCTGCATGCGCTGCAACAAGATAGCCTGCTTAGCCGCCTCTTCCATGTCGTTGGAAACAAGCTCTGGGTCCAAATCCATCGACTTGGCGATTTCTTTAACAATGTAGGGCAACTTAGCGAACGGAGCCAACACCGGATTCTGCACAACTTGCAAGAATTGCAACAGACGCTGACTGCGCACTTCGTTAGCCATCAACGACTCAGTGCCGCGAGCATTCACTTCCAGATCACCAACGATTTCGGGATCGGGATCGAATTGCATGTTGAAGCTAAAGAACGCTTCACCCATCGGACGCAGCAGATAGTCGTCCATGTTCTTGATGACGGTTTTGATGTTGATAGATGCAGCATTCATCAGCATCGAAATGCCAGAAGATGTACGACCAACACCGCTAATACCCGTCTGTCCATGAGCAAACGACGGCATGCCGGTAGATTCGTCGGCAAGCACGCGAGCCTTGTCAAACAGTTGCAGATTGCTCTGTGCGACATTGGGGAACGACGTTCCAAACAGCGCCTGCCCCGGAGCGCCACCCTGACGACGAAACACCTTGCCGGGATAGACATTCATATCCTGCCCCGGTACGAGATTGGTTTCGTCGATTTCGAAAACGAGGTTGCCCGACAGAATGGCATTGTCTACAGCGAGTCGCATGAAGCCGTTCATCAGCGTTTGAGTGTCGTCCATATTCTCGGCAACGCCATCACCAAACATCGAATACGGATTTAGCTCATACGGCACTACGTAGTACGGAATGCGAGCAGGCTTAAAAGGATTGAGGACAAGTCGTATGATTTTGCCACCGCTGAACCAGATGTTTGCCTGCAATTCAACGCTGTCCTCAAACTCTTTGGGGATGTCAATCTCGTTATCCTTCAACAACTGAATGTCAACGGCACCCCAATATTCCAACACTTCCCAACGCTCGACGCCCATGTTGGGTTCGTAGTCGCTCAGATCATCTTCCCAATACTCTTTGACGTAGTTGGGACCATCTTGAATGAGAGCATCAATGACACTCTTGCGGAACATAGGCCGACGCTTGAGTTCAAGCAACTTCGTCTTGCTAAGCTTGTGACGCTCAATGAAGTAGGACGACTCCTCGATGTTATTAGCATCGGGATCGACATAGCTATTCCAAACGCTGACATGCTCAGCCTTCGGCATAGTCTTCATGATGGGCTTATATTTGCCCTCTTCCCAGCGGGGATATTCTTTGTCAATCGCAAATGGTCCCTTCATTACGCCTGTACCAAAGAGGGCACATTCGAATGCGGTGGAGCGCAGATGCGTGGTAGCACGGCTTTCGTCAAGCTGATCGCGAATCTTCTTATCCATCTTCCGCGCAGAAACCTGTGCAGGCGAGAAGGTGATTTGTGTCGGCAGCTTGCCTGCGCCTTCCTTGACGTTCAATCCCTTGAACGCATTCTTCATCGATCCCAACAAGTCGCTGATGCGAGTGCCGGGAGGCAATGCCTTGCCGGGTTCAAACGAAGGGGATGCGGGCTGTCCAGCAGTCTTCTTTTGTTCTTCAGCAACGTCGATGTGGACGTGTTCGGCTACACCGATGGGCTGCGGCGTCGGATCAACGGACAACGGGAACTTGTTGCCAGAGAACAAGACGTCAATGATTTGACCATACGCAGCAAGCACTTTCGTCTTGGTCACCTTGATGAAGACGCGAGACTTCTCAGTCTCGGTGAACTTCATGTCGGGACCATAGATGCCACGATAGTTGCGATAGGCACGCAGCCAACGCTCTTCGTCGTAGCGACGAGCTTGCTTAGAACGGCTATATCGTTCTTTTACGAAGTCAATGAGTCCGCCACCGGCAAAGGTGTTTTCGCCGCTATCGTCCGGTAGGGCGACGGCTTTGTCATCGATGAAATTTTTATCGTCACGAATAGCCATATTGTTTCCTTATTAATAGCCGAAAACGGGATCGGCAGCGGTTATACCACGCGATTGCTTATTTGGATCAAAATCAAAGATACTTGCGCTGCGCGGACGACTCATTACTCCATAACGCAGAGCGTCATAAGTGTGGTCGTTTTTCACCTTGGTATCAATATCTTCGGGATTGGTTTTGTCCAACGGAATAGTTGGCAGGTCTGCAATGAGTTGTGTGCAGTTTTCGAAGATGGTCATGCGAGGATGATTGGTGTAGGGGTCGATTTGCAGGCGGCGATGTATTTCGTTCTTACCAGCAATGCGGCTACCCGCACTTCGATCAGAAGGTCGCCACTTGCAGCCTTTGACAATCATCCGTTCTGCGATGGATGGGCCTGTGTCGCCACGCTTATGCCAGCAACTGCTATCCAAAACGCCATATCGAATACGCTCACCTGACTCAATATTCAAAATCATGTCTGCCAAATCTTCGGCAAGCACCTTTGTAACATAAAGTTCGCGATAAACGACAAGAGACTCGTCAGGTGCCACAGCAAACCACAGCACAGCAGTAAAACTCCCATAGCCATAGTCACAAGCACGAAACCTAGCCCAGTCAGAGGGAATAGAATAAGGCTCAACAACGTGAATTGAACGCTTAAATTCCGAGAAAGCGGCACCTTCAGCGACATCCCAGTCTCCTTCTAGCAGTTGTCGGCGCTGATACTCCGGCAACGACAGCAGCATTGTCTCATAATCACCCGATTTAGTCAGATACGGGTTATCACTCAGCCTTGCGGGGATGAAACGACGCTTAAACAGGGGCTGTCCCTGCTTACTATGACCTTCCGGGTAGGTCATCATCTCACCCGTCTCAATATCGGTAGCCCAAAACGAGTCTCCGGGTGGCGCGGGGTCGATAAACATCTTCTTTACCCACGCATGCCCCTTATTTCCGGGGTTTGTAGAGGCTCTCATATACACCGGAAGGTCTGGGGCGGCTGTACGTAGACGAGAGCGCATGTAGTTCCACGCAAAAGGCGTTGCCCACTGTGTCAATTCGTCAAAACCGATCCAACTGAACGACAAACCCTGATAGCGCAAGACGTCTTCGTCTCGATCAAGGTAGGACATCCACAATCTGCCACCACCCGGCACCTCCCATTGGAACTTTCGCTCGCTCCATTTGATGCCGGGGATGATTTTGGGGTATATCTCCTGCGATTTCCATACCAGTTCACGAAGTTCTTCAGTGGTATGACGCAAAAGCAGCCCAGAAAACTGCGGATGGGTGATGTAGCGAAGCGGATCAGCTAGCATAGCGTAGCTTTTACCACCACCAGCAGCACCTCCGTACAGCACTTCGCGCTCAGCAGCAGCCAAAAACGCCGTCTGAGGACCGACGTTAGGCTTAAAAATTACATTTTCAATCTCAACGGTCGGGTATTGGATATCGCTCGTAGAGACTGGTGTAGGGTTCTTCGTCGAAGAAGATGGTACGCTCTTGCCTGCCGAGCGTTTCTTCGTAGGACTTCGCCTTTTCGAGCGCGTCTTTGTATCTGGCTGCAAGGGCGAGATAGAAATTTCTGCGATTTTTACGTCGTCTGTCATCCTTTATGCGCCTTCTAAGTCCTTCGGCTGATATAGACCTCCCAGTTTGCTTTGTGAGCCATGCAGCAACCTGTTTGAGACTATATCGGGCGCAATATTTTGCAGCCAATTTAAGCGCATCAAGTTCATGAGGAATAGGAACGTACCAATCTGGATCATCTGGATCAATTTTATAGCCGAAAGGAATCTTTCCATATGGATTGAGTTTTGGTACTCTTACATATTCCTTAGTGCGAATAGGCTGCGGAAGCAGCCAACTGCCCAAATGCTCTCTCATTTATTCTGATGATGTTTCTTTCGGTGGCAATATCATGATGCCGCCACTAGATTGTACCTCAAGCTTTTCAGTTTTGACAACACCAGCCCGATCAAGCAAATCTTTTGCAGCCGCAAGCTTTTCTTTGATGCCCAACTCCGTCGGATCGTCGATGCCGCCGATAACAGCCATTGCCGCTTTCGGCGCATGCATGGCAATGTATAGCTGCGTAGCTTCGATGATGTGCTCTTTCAGCGTAGACATCAACTCCTTAGTTGGGTAGTTCTTGCTGTAGCCTGCCATTTCTTTGGCGCGAACAGGGCTACCATTGGCTTCACCCAACAAAGCTTCGATGAATTTGCGTTGCTGTTCGTTAAGTTCTTTTTTCATATTGTGTAATTACCAAAGTTTTCCTGTGTCCGCACTGTCACTGTAATCGCGCTACTGCCGACAGTGGCAAAGCCCGTTATCTTGTCATTTCGATCAAGGAACAAAGGATTGGTGATTTGGAGAATGCTGCGGGGTTTGAGTTCCACAGCGTCCATGATGTCATATGACGTTGTGTTGACGGCGCTATACCATTGCAGCGTTACGCGCACATTGAGATCGCTGCCGTTGGAAACGAAGATGCTGTCAACCTCTGACTTAAACGCAGCAGGCACGACGTAGACGTCCTGCGGACTCGTCGTCAACACCAACGCTACAGAACGCTTTTTGTTTGTACTCATGTCAAATCCCAGAAAGACATTGCGCCAATAGCATTGTGCGTACCAGTGAGTGCCCTTGCGGCAATGGTGTATACATCACTAACGCCTGCAAGTGTTCTACCGAGTTGCAAATCAAAATTGTATTCACCACCGTTGTTGGTGTTACCGGACACCTGATTCGAAGCCAAGATGAAAGTTTTGTAGACAGCTCTGCCACCTGTCAAAGCTGTAGCAGAAATATCAAACTCTACGTTGTCGCTTTCCGTTTGTGTCCATGACGCACCCGTTAGCGTTGCATTACGAAACATTGCAATTTCGAATGTCACGCTGCTAGCAGATGTTGGCAGAATGCTGTACCCGTCTGGCACAACAACGCTGTCAAGCCTAGTAGGATCGAGTCGAATGGAAACAAGAGGTGCCCAGCTTGTGCCGACAGAGGCAGCAGAAGTCATAGACGCTGTGTACAAAGCCACTCGACGCTCGTAGCCGCCTTCAGAGATGACGGTGGAGCAGATTTGCTTCAAGCTACCGGCAGACGCTGTAGCTCCCGTGTTCGTAATCTCATAGCGAACTGGCAAGATTGCTGTCGTCATATAGACAGTAGACAGCGTATTGGCGTGGTTGAATGTGTGGGCAACAATGAATTGACCATTGATGACAAAGCCGCAACGAACGCTACCGACGCCTAGCCATTCGAAGTCCATCCAAAAGATTTGCGCTTTTGTCGTGTCGAGCGTATATCCGCTTGCGCCTGTACCGTCGAGCTTATCGCCATTCCAACTGCTTTGAGCAATAGCCGTATCAACAACACTACCCGTAACATAAGAGCGACGGACAAGGTTAAGCGTGGAGTTGTTTCGTTCAAAAAAGACACCGTTTTGTGTAGAAAAATACCCGACACGGCACCGCAAATTTGTTTGCGGCGCACTCATAACAAACGTATTCATTACCAACAACGATTTACCGGGTTGATAAGGAAACACACGTTTGCTTTCACGAACCACTTCAGAGCCTGACGAAGTTGTCGTCGTCATCTCCACCGTGCTTTCGTTTGTTAAAAATGAAACAGCGCCGCCCGTAGCTGTT